AATTAACTGTAGATTTATTTGCGGTATATGAAACTGTTCCTGATCCAGTTAAAGATTCATCAAAAAGATTATTTTTTGACATTACATTTGTACTATCAAAAATAGTAAATGGATTAGAAACTCTTAGTCTACCAAATGCATCATAAGCATTTGACCCGTCTCCACCACCAATTACTGTAGGTTCTACATTGACGTTATTACATCCACTCATTAGCAACCATACCTTGTATTAAACCAACTAAATCTTTCTACTTCTTGTTTTAAATCTTCTTGATAACCAAAGTTTAATTGGTTCTTTAATGTTTCTAAAGCTTCAACTAATTGTTGGTGATTATCTACACCTGTCTGTCTATCAACAATGGTACTTGGAAATACTGGTGTAACTTTTGCCATTATCTTCTTCCTCCAGCTGCAATATCAAGTCTTAAAGTTCCATATCTCCACGACTCATTCACTGCATCGTTTTCTATTTTTAAACTAACTTGTCTTCCTCTAACTCTGGTACTAACATATGTTGTCGTTGCATTACATGTAAATGGCCCAGTAATTAATGGACCATTAGAATCTGATTGTTCTGTTTGACCAGGGTAATTTCTAAAATACATTGTTATTTTTGCATTACCAGATAAATTTTTAAAGTCAGGAATAAATCTAGATACTCTCATTATATTTTCTCCATCTCCACCTAAACCTTGTTCTATAGAAATATCATAATCACCTGATTGAATATAAGATGTAATTGCTGTTGGATTTCCATTTGCATCTACTTCATTAACTCCAGTTTCATGTGCCCAATATTTGCTCGATCCATAGTTATTAGTTACCCCATTAATTGTTGGAAAAGTAGGTGTACCATTAACAGTAAATTGTGTTGCATATGGTAATCCATAAGTATGAGCATCATTATAACTTGTTCTAGATAAAGAACCTGTCGTCCAACTTTGTTCTAAAAAATTATACACTACATTTCTATTAATTTGCTGCGAGCCACTCGCTGCATAAAACCAACCCACTTCATTATAAAGTGAATTATGATAACCATAACAAATTTGATTGGCATCGTAATTAATTCCCAAAGCATCTCCTTGTGTTGTAAATACAAAATCCTCAACTAATGATGGAAGTTGTTTTACGGTACCATCATACATAAAAAATCCACCGCCAAATCCCATCCAGAATACAGCTCCTTGTGCATATACTGCTGCATGCTGACCTAAACAACCGCAGTTAGAACCAACCTGTCTAATACTAAATGTAAAAGGTGGACCAACGAATTGAATTGCATAAGCAGCTTGATCAGTTAGTACAAGTACATAATCCTTACCTTGTACTGCTGTAATAATTTCATTTCCTTGGTCAAGTAAAAATGTACCAGCTGTATTGTTTGCAGTTGGTGTATAAGTTCCAATATCTTCTTGATTAGAAAATCTAATAAACATTTTGTTTTGTGTAGAAGGTGTTCCAATAGTAGTTTCTGTTCCCATCAAAAATAGATGTCTATCTCTGTCCGATACTAGACTCATTAAAGATGCTGTAGGTGCACCAGAAACAATAGTTGCTCTAGTATCTAAACCAGCTGTCGGATTCCATGTATAAGTTCCTCCGTTTCTAATTGTTGCTACTAGCAGCTGGCCGTAATTATCGAGTGACCAGGAGCCAGGGTCGAGTGTTACTGTTGTTGTAGAAGATTCTTCTCCCCATCCGCCAGATGACCATGCGTCTGTACCCCAACCATATGCAGATGTTTGAAAGACTGGACCAACGTCAATATATTTATTAAAAGTTGCTGAACCTTGAGCTGACATACCTGTGCCAGTTTCATTTGATGCCATAGTAATTGTAAATGTAGAAGATGTTGGAACTGATATAACTTCAAATACATTTGTTTCAAAAGAACTTATGCTATATCCTGTTTCTCCACCACCAGGTAAAGATACAGATTTAAATTTTATATAATTACCTTCTAATAAACCATGTGATGTTTTATTAACTGTTACTGTTGCTGACCCTGTTGTTGAATCAAATGTACAACCGGTAACATCTGCTTCAATAGGTGTAATATCATAGAAAGCACCTTCATAATAAATAACTAAAACTTTGGATGTACCTAAAGCCCCATATTTTTTACCAGTTAAATCTGTCCAAGTATGTTGAGCTCTGACCGGACCCGCTATTGTATTGTCTACTAATTGTTGCCAACCACCTATTTTTTCAGGTTGTCCATATCTAAAACGTACATTATCCCCATCTACCCATTGACCTTCGGCACCGGTCTCTGTAGCTTGTTTATTAAATCCTGGCTTAAATTGTATTTTCTGAAGCATAGCACCTCATTATATATGCTTTTTATTATTTTGGTAGTATTATATTCCACTCTAGCTTGGATAGCAAATCTTGTAAATATACTTTTTGTAGCTTATTTTCTTTTAAATAAGTGTGAAGTTCTTCAATATCAACTATGATCCATTGTTGTTTAGATTCAAATACCATTTTATTAGCTTTTGTTTCTGTACTTCCTTTTTTTCCTAATTCATTTCCATGTTTAGAAATAGGTCTTAAATCAAATTTAAAAGATTGATTAGATTTATTTTTAATAATACCTTCTATATCCCACAACTCTTTTTGTTTTTGTTTTTTGACAGGATATTTAATATTTTTTAGATGCTTTAAGAAGCTATCCAAGCTGTGCCGTTCCAATCGTATACTGTTGGTGTTTCCGCTGTATCGTCTGTTTTAGTTGCTTCCCAACCTTTAGTATTATCTGCTTGATACTTTGTTTCATTCCATCTGATATTATATCTCCAAACTACTGGAGTAGCTTCATCATCCGTGATTGTTGGATAAGTGATTGGTGCTTGCCAATCATCACTTGCATCAAGTGACCAAGATGCAAAAGGTTGTGGTGATATAAATTTATCTTTTGTTGAATCATATCTATAATTAATACCCGCATATTGTTTTCTGAAATTATTATTGTAAGAAGTTTGTTTCCAAGTTCCTCCTTTGAAAAAATTAATACACCAAGTTTCTCCATCAACGTGCATATCATTATCACCTAATGATCCAGCTGCTGTTGATATATCATTTCCTACTACAACAACTCTTTTTACAATTTGATGTATATCAGTGGTAAAACCTGTTGGGTCTACTTTTGATTCTAGTTCTGCAAAATGTGCCATATTTATAACCTTTTATAATATTTTTTTAAAAGCACGGAGAGTGGTGTGGTGGAACTCTCCGTACAAGTCTAATATATAGACTATTTTTTAGATTTAGTCAACTTAGTACCCTTAAACCAAGCTGGTAGACCAATTAAAGGTCTTTTATCCAATTCGTTTTCTTTAGCAGTTTTAGATCCTGCTTTATTATAATGTAAAAATACTTGACCACAATTTTTACCTGTAAATTCTTCTCGCCAATGTTCTAATTCACATCCAGAATAAATTAACATATCACCAGGTTTAAGATCAACTTTAATTCCTGCTTGACCTTCTTTACCTGTTGGATCTAAATAGATTGGCCACTCGTCTCCACCTAAATTTAAGGTAGTTGAAATTTCACAAGAGTATCTATCTTTGTGACGTGCTAGTACATCTCCTTCTTTATAAATTCTTGCGTAAGAATAAGTCTCACTTAATTTTAATCCGGTATGTTTTTCCATAACAGGTTTAACTTCTTGTAATAATGTTTCCATTGCAATGTCAGAATAATGAGAATAAGTGTTTGGCACTTGTTGATCATTCCATACACCAAAATATGTTGTAAACGGAGATATATATTTTTGATCAAATAAAAATCTTGCAACTTGTCTTTTGTTTAAAAAGTATTGATAAACAAATGCAGCTAACTCAGATGAGATAGCTTTTTTTAATACTGTGTATTTATTTTTTTTGAATGACATTATTCTCTCCTTTGTATTGTAATACTGATTTTGGTATTGCTTGGCAGTTCCAATGTATAAATCTAAAAGGTTCATAACCCATATCTACAATATATTGATGAGGCATGTATGATGGAAAAAAAATCATTCTTCCAGGTTTAACTTTATAATGTATTTGTGAAGTTGCATAAGTGATATTTGTTTTATTTTTTTCTGGTAACAAATTCATTATATTACCTGGTCTTGGATCTTCAAATATTGGCATAGATGTTTTCTCACTAGCTTTTAAAAAATAAAAACCAGACATATGTCCATTCCAATGAGTATGTAAAGCATGGTGACCGCCCCCTTTTTTAGCAAACTCTTGTACCCACATTTCAGTTATAAAGACTTGATAATTAGTTAAATCAAAACCCATCTCAACTAATAAATTATGTGCTGTTGCTCCTACATAATTTTGTAACTGTAAAA